CTGGTGGCACTGGCACAACAGCACGGGTGGTCTCCATCGGCCAGCGGAAATTGCGAGGTCTACGACTAAGATAGCATGATCCGGAATCCCAGTGAGAAGCCCCTTGTGGACTCTGGCTTTGTCAGTGCTGCCGATGTAGAGCCTCCGACCGATGCGACATGGAACCCAGCCGAGGAATTGACCCAGTACCTGACGGCGCTATTCGAGTCCTCGGACCACGTGGGATACGTGCTGGAATCGTATAAAGGCGACGATGGCCGAGACCTCCCGAAGCGGGGTACCTACTCCCGGACATCCGGGGAGATAATCGAGGACATCAACCGATATAAAGGCAACCTCTCGAAGGCCCTTGGCGACTACGACCCGAAAGTAGGGGCGTGGATTCGATTTAACCCGCTGGACGGCAAGGGCGTAAAGGGGAGCAATGTCACATCCCTGAAATACGCACTGGTCGAATGCGACAGCGTGGAGATCGGCAAGCAGATCGCCATGTACGAAGAGCTCGAATTGCCTATCGTCGTGATGGTCCACAGCGGCAAGCGCTCAGCCCATGCAATCGTGCGAATCGGGGCTGCCACGATGGAGGAATACCGGGATCGGGTCAATTACCTGCATAAGGTGTGCAAGAGCAACGGGCTGGACATCGACCCCCAGACGAAGGACCCATCGCGACTGTCTCGAATGCCGGGGATATGGCGCGATGGGCAAAAGCAGTACATCATCGCCACCAACCAAGGGCGTGAGTCCTTCGAAGCGTGGAAGGACTTCATCGAGGAGGCCAACGACAGCCTGCCGGACTTCGAGCCCTTGTCTGATGTGTTCAACCAAGATCTACCACTTGCGAATGAGCTGATTCAGGGCGTTCTCCGTGAGGGCCACAAAGGGTTGCTCACGGGCCCTTCGAAGGCCGGGAAGTCGTTTATGCTGCTTCAGCTCACCCTTGCGATTGCGGAGGGGCGGGACTGGCTCGGCTGGCAGTGCACCCAAGGGCCCGTGCTCTATGTAAATCTGGAATTGGACCCTCGGAGCTGCGTGCACCGGATTCGGGACCTGTATCAGCAAAAGGGCTGGACCCCGGACAACCTGCAAAACATCGACCTGTGGAATCTTCGCGGGGCGGCTGTTCCTCTTGACCTGTTGGCACCGAAACTCATTAGAAGGGCCATCAAGCGACGGTACAAGGCCGTGATTATCGACCCCATATACAAGGTCATCACCGGGGACGAAAACGCGGCTGACAAGATGGCTCACTTCTGCAACCAGTTCGACCGGATAGCCAAGGACCTGGGCGCGGCCGTCATCTACTGCCACCACCACAGCAAGGGGGCACAGGGCCAGAAATCAGCCCGTGATCGCTCGTCGGGGAGTGGTGTGTTCGCCCGGGACCCTGACGCGATTCTCGACATTATCGAGCTCTCGATCCCGGAATCGGCACGCAAGGCCATGATCGACGCGGCCAAGTGTAAGGCGCTCATTGCGGCCATGGGCGACAACCACGGATTGAGCCAAGATGACGCGCTCTCTGCCTCGGTGGTGACTGAGAAAGCACGCGAAATTCTCGGTACAACGCACGCGGCATGGTCCCAATGGGGAGGGCAAGAAGAGGCCCTGCAAGGGGCGACCGGCTGGAGAATGGAAGGCACGCTCCGGGAATTTGCCCCGATGAAGCCCCGGGAATTCTGGTTCCGACACCCCTACCACACGACCGAGGGAGACGAGTTCCTAAAGGACTGCAAAGCTGACGGAGAAGAGGCCCCATGGTCAAAAGGGGGGGCAAGTGGACCCAAGAAAGAGACGAACGCCAGCCGGGTCACGAGCGCTTTCAACATCCTGGCCTTCGACAACGGAACCGCCATGCTGGGCGAATTGGCCGAGTCAATGGGCGCTACAGAGGCACAGATCAAGAACTGGCTCAAGGGATGCAAGGGCTTGGCGCTGTGCTCGGATGACGCGATTCGGACCAAGGCGGATGCCCTGACATTCAAGACCAGTGAGACTATCGAGAAGTGTATGAATGAGGATGGAATCGCCCGAATAGCCGACGTTACAAAGGCCCTCAAGGTAGAGCTAAACACAGCCCGAAAATACATAGACAAGCACCCAGGATACGAGCGAAACGACGGCAAGATCACCCGTCTGGAAGGGGCCGAATGATGCAGTTTTTCATGCCGATGATACCGCCGAAGACGACAGCTCAGATGCGGAAGGTGGCCGTCAGGAAGGGCAAGCCTGTCTTCTACGACCCGCCCGCAGTGGAACAGATGAAAGCTAAATTAACGGCGCACCTGGCCCAGCACAAGCCCGAAAAACCCATGGCCGGCCCACTGCGATTGACGGTGAAATGGATATGGCCGGGGCCTGATGCGAAATACAAACCGACGAAACCCGACACCGATAATTTGCAGAAATCGTTCAAGGACATCTGCACGAAGCTCGGATTCTGGGGTGATGACGCCCAAGTATGTAGTGAGATAATCGAGAAATTCACGGACGCAAAACCGGGCATCTTTGTCCAGATCGAGCAGTTATGAGGGGGGGATCAAGGGATCAAAAAACGCAGAAACTGATCCCTTTGATCGGGGGGATCAATGGGATCAAAAACCGTGTTTTTGATCCCCTGATCGGGGGGGGATCAAGGGATCAATTTTTACCCCCCCTAAAGGGGGAATTGATCCCTGATCCCTACACCCATCTGCGCGGGGCACACGAGGGAGGTCAACTTACGGGTGTTTGTGGGTTCGTGCCTCACCACACGAAACACTCCTGGCTAGACGCTACGCTACCAGGAGCAAGCCCGACGTTGACCCCCGCTTCTAGTGCCCAGGGAAACCGAAACCAAAACAAGAGGAACCGTTAGACATGAAGCAATTCGAGCAGAAACAAAAACAGCCCCTGATTTACATCGCCGGGCCGTACTCCGCCGCGAACGCGTGGGACCGTCACAAGAACATCGCGGCCGCCGAAGATCTATCCATGCAGGCCGTCAAAGCTGGCTTCGCGGTCCACTGTCCCCATTCCAATTTTCGGCACGCTTACGGCTGGCTCCCTGAGTCGGTATTCGTCCGGGCCGACATCACCGTGATGCTCCGGTGTGATGCCTTGCTCATACTCCCTGGCTGGGAAGATTCGAAAGGCACCCAGGAAGAGATCGCGATTGCTGGCAAGGAGCGCATCCCTGCCTTCTTCACCCTGCCCGCTGCCGTGACCCATTTTGCCGACCGGCTCGAAGTTGTGGCGGCTTAACCCATGGAGCCCGTAACGATCCACGTAGATCCCGAGACATTGCGCCTAATTCGAGCGCTACAGGCCCGAGGAGGCCATAAGTCGCTCTCGGCCATGGTAGGGGGTGCCCTGATGTGGTTAAACGCTCTACGGTCGCTACGGGCGCTTGGCTACACCGAGGTACACGCCGTGAAACCCGGCACAACCGAAACCGTGAAACTGATAGGAGGTGACAAGGATGCCGAGAGCAGCGAAACGCCCGTGCCGTAAGCAACTGTGCCCGAATCTCGTGGAACGTGGCCGCTCGTATTGCCCACTGCACACCAGAGATCGATATCGAGATCAGGATCAGCGCCGTGGCTCTGCGCACCAACGAGGCTACACACGGCGATGGAGGCGAGCGTCACAGGCCTATTTGCTGGATCACCCGTACTGCAACCACTGCAATGGCCCGGCCAATGTAGTGGACCACATCGACCCCCACCGAGGGGATTACGACAAGTTCTGGAACGTAGACAACTGGCAACCGCTGTGTAAGCGATGCCATGACCGAAAGACAGGAGAAGGACTGTGAGAACTGACGAGACTGACGAGACGATAGAACGGCTGTGTATCGCATATTGCGATGCGCGATATAACGCGAACACTAACGAGTGTCAGTATTGGCGAGACTATTCCACCTCAACGCAAGACAGCATCCGCGCCGGTATCCGCGCCGTGCGTGAGGCGGTGCTTGCCGACCTGCGCCCGATGCCTGACCGTCTGGAGGTGGCTAATGTAGTGCGCGAAGTATATAGACTCATCCCATCCCCTACATGGGAGGCAATTGGCCCTATCGAGCGAGCCCAATCCGAGGCCATGCTGAAGCTGTTCACCGGGCGGACGCAAGGCGAGATGGAAGACGATGTGCTGATGATAGTGACGCAGAAGGCGGAGATGAACAGGCTAGGAGCGGAACGTGACGAGGCACGCTTAGAATCTTGCTCATGCGCCTTTTGCGGAGAGTCAATATCGAATGGTGGCGAGGGCGACCTCCAACGAATTCAAGATCATGTGGCTGATTGCCCAGAGCACCCGTTGGCAAAAGCAACAGCAGAGATGAAAGCCGAAATAGACCGGCTCAAGGTGGAGCTTGCCGAGGCGAGGCGGGAAACCGAAATGGTACAAAAAGCCTATGCCCGTTTAACCGAAGAGTACGAAGAAAAGTGCCAAGAAAACTTCAACCAAACTGAAAGTATTATTGAGCGGTGCGATGGCGTTGCTAATGCTTACAAACCTGTTGTTGAAAGACTGCAATCTAACGTCCGGCGTCTAGTTAAGCGTGTTTCTGTGCTAGAGGCCAGACAGGCAGAAAATTGCCCTGAGCGTATTACTTTAGAAGAGGCTGAAAAACTAGTTAACGAAAGCCCCGAAGAGCCTTTAAGTGAAGACGCGATTACAGAAATAGTGAAAAGCGCAGTAAGTAGAAAAACTCCATCCACGCTAGAAGAGGCCATGAAGGACCTTGAAATGTCCTATGTTGCTGAGTGCAGGCTTGAGGAGCAACTAGAAGAGAAAATAGATCCAAATGAACAGATTGCGGAGGAACGCGACCAGATGCAAGACCGCGTTGACCGGATTGCATTAGCGTTAAATCTGTCAGAAGAGGAGAGTCAGTGGAGCAATGTCAACGATGTGGGGGAGGCGTGTATTGAGCGTATTGCCGGCGACAAACACTGTCTCGAAAAACTGATTGATGAAACAGTAGTGCTTAGCACAACGCTCGATTCAGTACGTAAGGAGCTTGCCGAGCACAGCACGACCGAGCCGACCGACGACGAGGTGGAGCGGCTGTGTGAGGTGTACTGCGAGGCGCATCCCCGGCTTTGCAGTTTAGATCGCCTTACATCAAGTGGTGTCGATTCCATCCGCGCCGCCATCCGCGCCGTAGCCCGCGAGCTTCCGCGCCTTCCGTATCAGCCGCCCGAAGGTGTGACACTGGAAGGGCTGGTGGCAATGCTGGATGATTTTCACGACAGTGAAACAGGATTTGGTGCGGATGCCGCCGCCATCCTCGACTACCTCGGAATCACGCTGCCGACCACCCCGACCATCACACTCGACGAGATGCGCGAAACACTAGTAAGGGCGGAAGCGTGGCATGCGCACAACGGCAATGGCATCACTCTGGCTCGCGACAAGGTCAGTGCGCTATGCACCGCCCTCGAATCCGCAATCAAGCAACTAGAGGCAAGGGTATGATTGACCAGCAGATTACAGACGGAATCTCTAACCGGATTAGGTACGCCGACAAGATGCACCCACCGATGGCTGACAACTACATAGCCCTCGGTGCACTCGCCCTGGAATACGACGAGGTGAAGGAAGCCATGCAAGCCCGTGATGTGGAGCAGACGTACGAAGAGCTGCTCGACGTGGCAACCGTGGCGATCCGGAGAGCACAGGCAATCCGCGTGGAGATGGACGAAAACCCAAAAGCGCAAAAATTGAACGGCCATAAAAACGGGGCAGGGGGGTGAAAATCTCTCTGCCCGCTTCTTGGAGACCGCGCCTGTCTGTGTTGCGGGGGTGTGAGCCGGGATCTGCTTTGAAAAATTCTGACCGACGAAAGGTAACGTGATATGGCGAGCAAATACCCCATAGCCCCCAAGCATCTGAGCGTGAGCGCAAAGGCCTGGTGGAAGAAGATCCTGGTGGAGTGTGACGGGCTGGACGATTCCCAGTTGTTCGTTCTCCAGGGGACCCTGGAGGCCTACGACCGCATGAAGCAGGCCCAGGCGCAAATCAAGAAGGACGGCAGCTTGCTGGTCACGGACCGGTTCGGCCAGAAGAAGGCACACCCGCTCGTGACGGTGGAGCGCGATTGTCGGGCGGCCATCATCGCGGGCTACAAGGCGCTTGGGCTCGATCTGGACAACGAGATCGCTGCATGACGCGACGGCGTAAAAACCCACGGGCAGGCAAGGTCAAGGTGGGCGTGTTGTCGGATTTCCGGCGGGCGTATCTGCTGACGGGGGTGGCCTTCGATTTCCTTCGCGGGGAGTCGGAGGCCACCGGGGCGCCGTTCAAGTCGCGGGCCGAGGCGGAACGTGCGTGGGCGCTCCATGGTGCGGACCTGGAAGCCGAGACAGGCGAGACCTGCAAGCCGTGGGGTTGGTATGAGTTTGGTGATGGACGAAACGAGAAAGGAATTGATTGATATGGACATGGTTGAAAAGTTGGTAATTGCGGGGATGGTGGCCTTTGCATATCTCATGGTGGCTAAAGCCGTCGCGGTTGACAGGAAGCTTTGGCGAGACGTTGAGGGGGAGGTGGGGTTTAGCCAGAGACACCCTAAGCTAACGGGGCTGTTTTGGCCGATCGTTATCCCCCTTTGCCTGTGGTCCATGCTCAAATGCGTCTGGATTGACGACTAATGAGTAAGCCAGTTTTCCCAGACGCGGTACAGCGTGGTGATCTCCGGATGGATCGCGATCAGTTGTGGGATGTTCACGCTCACCAGTGGCATTCGGAGCACGCACGGACGGCCACGGAACACGAGTACTACGACGAGGCGGTGCAGGATGCCCGGTGCGGTCGTAATGCCGTGGGGCTGCGTTGGGATCCGATATGGATGCGCACGTGGGCCGATGTGGAAGCCGTCAAGCGTGGGTGCTGGTTCGATGTGGACCGGGCGGACCATGCCGTGGCGTTCTTTCGGCTGTTGCGGCACACGAAGGGGGATTTCGCCGGCAAACCGTTCGTGCTGCTCCCCTGGCAGCGATTCGACGTGGTTATGCCGCTCTTCGGGTGGCGTCGGCAGGGCGAAGGGGGCGCGGATCTCCGCCGATTCGGGCATGGGTACATCGAGATTCCCAAGAAAAACGGCAAAAGCACGCTGTGTTCTGGCATCTCGTTGTACATGCTGATCGCGGATGGGGAAGCCGGGGCCGAGGTCTACAACGTGGCGGCGGACAAGAAGCAGGCCACCATCGTATTTCGTGAGGCTATGCGGATGGCGAAGGCGTGCCCGTACATCAAAAACCGGCTCAGATATCGGGATTCCATCAAGCATATCGACTTCGACGAGCAGAACGGCGAATACGAGGCGCTTTCCAGCGATGTGGGGACCAAGGAAGGGATGAACATCTCGGCCCTGGTCTTTGACGAGCTCCACGCACAACGGAATCGGGACCTGTTCGACACCCTAATCTATGGTGGTGCGGCCCGGACCGAGCCCTTATTCGTCGCGATTACCACTGCGGGCGTCTACGATCCGACGTCCATCGGCTGGGAGCAGCACGAATATGCCCGGCGTGTGCTCGAAGGTGGGCCCGGACCCGGTGAGGACTCCACATTTTTCGCCTATATCCGCTGTTGCGTGGAGGGCGAAGGCGAAACGGAGAACTGGCTCGACCCCTACTGGTGGTACCGGGCGAATCCGTCCCTGGGTGTGGCGATTCCGTTCGAGAAATTCGAGCAGGAAGCCAAGCAGGCCTCCGAAGTGCCCAGCAAGCAGAACAGTTTCAAGCGGTACAAGGTGAACGTGTGGGTGATGGCTGCGGAAGCGGCCTTCAAGGCGTCCGATTGGCAGGCCTGCACCGGTGCGCGAAGCCGTGACGAGCTGGCCGAATTTCTGGAGGGCCGAAAGTGTTTTGCGGGACTGGATCTCTCGGCCTCGTCGGACTTGACCGCCTTCGTGCTGTGGTTCCCACCGGAAGCGGAAGACGATCCGCACTATATCCTCGAATGGTTCTGGCTCCCCGAGGGAAACATCCTCGAATTGGAGCGGAAGGCCAAGGCACCTTATACGACGTGGGCCCGTGACGGCTGGCTGAACCTCACCCCGGGGAACGTGGTGGACCTCAAGCAAGTGCGCAAGGATCTTGTGTCCTTTCGCGAGCGATTCGACCCGGTGAACTGGCGCTACGACAAGTGGTCCGCTGTCGGGCTGGTCACGGATCTGATCGAGGAGGACGGCTTCACCATGGTGGAATTCGGGCAGGGTTTTGGCTGGATGAACGGGCCCACCAGCGAGTTTGAAAACCTGCTGATCGAGCACGACATTCGGCACGCGGGGCACCCGGTCATGGGGTGGATGATCGGTAATTGCCAGTTCGACCGGGACAGTGAAGACCGGAAGAAGATCATCAAGTCGAAGAAGCAGATCAGGATGAAGGTGGACGGCCCTGTGGCGGCTGTCATGGCATTGGATGGGGCGCTACGTGACCCGGCACCCCGGGTATTAACCGCAGATAGCTTAACGATTGGAGGCTAAGGGAATAGTGAATGGTGAATTGAGAAGTGAGAAGGGTGTCGGCGGGTTGAAGGAGTGCCACGAGTGTGGCGGACCGATCCCGCGGGGGAGTGGCCGGCGAAAGTTTTGCACCAACAAATGCGCGCATCGCACAAGCGGCAGGGAGTATCAGCAGCGGAAGGCGATGGCCCGTGATCTTGCGAAGGCGGAACGAGTCAACGCGCTGGCCACGAGCATGGAGCAGGTGCAGCGGGTAGTTTCGGAGCACCAAGACCCCGTGAAGCGCGCGAAGACTTTGGCCGGGGCGGGTGAACGGCGGGATTCCTCGGCCTTGCATCGGGGTCAATGGGTCAACGGCATGGCCACGGCAGTACACGCTGGTGTCAGCCTGGCCAACCCTGCCCCGTGAGGTATCTGGACGATTTTGGCTGTGGTGCACTGCTCGGCCTGCTGGTTGGGCTGGGATTGATGGCCGCGATTTGGAGATTGAGTAAATGACGGATGAGCAAGGAAACGAGGCCCCGGTATGGAAGCCCCCTCGCCCAGCGGGTTGCGTGTGTCTCGTGTGTGGGGAAAATGCGCCTGTGACCCGGACGATGCCTCCCGGTGGTGGATGCCGAGTGCGCTTCCATCGGTGCCGGTGTGGGTGGCATGGCAAAACTGTAGAAAGGTTGGTGAATAGTGAAGAGTGAATTGAGAAGTGAGAATGAAGAGGCGGAAGAGCACGGACGTTCGAAGTATATCAGGCGTATCCGTGGTGTCGATGGGTATCCTGATGTCGGATTCACTTCCGTGGATGTCTACGCGGTACTGGTGGCCTTCGGGGTGACGTGTCCCGCCCGGCAGCATGCGATAAAGAAGCTCCTCTGTGCTGGGATTCGGGGTAAGGGCGATACCATACAGGACTTGAACGAGGCACTAGTAGCGGTGGGGCGTGCTTGCGAATTGGCACAGAGCAGCGGATAGACACAGCACAGGCCCCGGTCGCGTGATCGGGGCCTGCGGTCTACTTGTCGCGGTCGATGCCGAGGGCCTTGTGTAGCCCTTTGCTCAGGTTGCCGTTGCCGAGGGCCTTGAGCCGTGCCACCTGGACCGGTGGGAGTCTGACGGTACACTTCGTCATTCGTTCACCGTACAGGGGCTTGGCTCCACCACCCGGGGCGCGCTTTCGGGGGGCGTCGGTCATTGGTCTTGCCCCCGTATGGCCGCAATAACGATTTCAGCGACTCGTTCGCACTGTTCCGGCGACTCGTGACGCGATTCGTGTGTGCAGCGCTCGCCCTCGATTATCAGTATCCACCGGTAGGTGTCCCTGTCTGGGGAGCCAGGATCGAGCGTGTAGCACGCGACGTGGCGCTTGAAATCCGCCTTGTACGAATTGGGCACGACGTCTACCGGGTAGTACTCACCACCCTCATGATGCTGGTCGTTCATCATGCATCCTCCAGTTCGACACCAAAGTATTTGCACCAGCGTTTGAGCATATCAAGCCGCCCGTCCTGCGTGCTTCGTTGTGCTTACCTTCAATCATGTCGTGTCTCCTGTTTGGCCCCTTCGGGTTGCCGTTTGCCTTAACTGTCTTTATTGTAGCCGACACAATAGCGGATGTCAAGCACTTTCGTAATTTTTTCTAGGTTCTAGAAACTAGGGGGTAGTCTTCGGGGCTGGTCCGTGTTAGGTTTGTTGTGGATTGACGCAACAAACGCAACACGAGGCTGATGGATTGCTGGAACCGGAAGAGACAGTCACTTTGCTTGGATTGGTCATGATTATGGCCGGTCTGACGAAGCTCGCGTCGATCTGGTGGGCGATCCTGTGCGGTGGTGCGCTGCTGTTTCTGCTTGGGATGCTCCTGGTGTGGGTCGCGATTGGGCCTGAGCCGAAGATTCCCGGGAGGCGTGGCTGATGGGCGACACGAAACCCCGCCTCGTCTTCTGCGTAGACCCGCCCCCGCTTAATATTGCCCCTACCCCTATTCCGCCGGAAGAAATAGCGCGCATGTATGGGATACCTATTCGCTTTCTTGACGGGCTGAACCTGGATACCGGGAGGCGCGGCTGATGGGCTTCCTCTCTCGCGTGATGGAGCGGCGAAATCGGGTCAGTACTAATCTTGCCGCGAATTCGCTAGAGCAAGAGAATTGGTTCCTGGGGCAAGCCATTTCGGCGGATGCTACAGGCAAACACCTCACATCCGATGAGGTCCTTAGCCTTCCCGCTGTACTTCAGGCATCGCGCATAATTGCGTGGTCCTTGGCTATGCTCCCCTCCCCTCTCTACGAAAAGGTGAAGGGCGGGACCACAAAGATCAGGGCAGCGGAAGAGCACCCGCTCTGGTGGGTCCTCGAAAAAGAACCCAACCGGGAACAGACCCCCTTCGAATTCAAGACGGAGCTTATAGCTAATGCCTTGCTGCGGGGCGATAGCTACGCGCAGGTCGTTCGTAGCCCTCTCTCCGGCCATGTCCAAGAGATCTGGCCCCTCCTGACCTGCCAAATGGAAGAAACCCGACGCGTCAACGGCTGGCTATATTACGACTATCGTGACGGCGCCGGGAAGATCACCACCCTTACCAACAAAAAACGCGATATCTTGCACCTTAAAGGCTTTACAGATAAGGGCTTTCTGGGGTACGCCATGGCCCAGCGCGCTGCGACGACGTTCGGCAAGATGGGCGCGATGGACGAGTTTGGGGCGCGAGTCTTCAAGACAGGCATGTCCCCTGGCTCCGTGGTCGAGACTGAGCACCAGTTCAAAACAAAAGAAGACAAGCAGGCATTTGCTGACAAGCTGTCAGACACTTATGGAGGGGTGAGCAACTCGCATAAGGTCGCTGTATTTGATAACGGCATGAAGTTTCGCACTGTGGGCATTACCGCGCAAGAAGCCCAGATGATCGAGGGCATGACCTTCCAGGTCCAGGAAGTGGCCCGGATCTTCGGTATCCCGCCCCACCTGCTCATGGAATTAAGCAAGGCCACGTTCTCGAACATCGAACACCAGATGATCCAGTTCATCCAGCTAACCCTTGGCCCTTGGATGACGAACATCGAACAGCGCATGGAGAAGGTGCTGCTCGAAGCAGAAGAGCGCAAGACCTACTACATCGAATTTATGGTTGATGCCCTGCTCCGTACCGACATCAAGACGCGCTTCGAAGCCCTTCGTATTGCCGTAGGTCAGCCGTTTATGTCCGTCAATGAGGGCCGCGACAAGCTCAATATGGACCCCGTAGACGGTTACGACGACATCGCCAAGCCCCTGAATATGGGCAATCCGGGCGGTAATCCCGACCTGACCGACGAGGCCCCCGACGAAGCCCCGAAACAGGACGGTGATTCCGGCACACGGGACAAGGCGTGTGGCTGTGGCACCTGTGATACCCGGGAAACCCGCGAGATCGGCGAGCGCGTAAGCGTGGAACGCCGGGCGGAATTGCGGGACGTGACCCGGGAACGGCGCTCCCTTCGTGGTGCCTTCCGTAAGCAGATCCAGCGGGACAGTGATCGGCTCATGAAGGGCGTTAACCGCGAAATGCGGAAGCTCTCCGCGAAACACCTGACCCAGCGGGACGCGAGCGACTTTGGCAATGCTGTTTCCGAGTACTTTGAATCGCAAGGTGGTTTCCGCGCGGCGGTAGAAAAGATTCTCGGTCCCATTTTCGAGACCTACGCCGAAGCGATGATTTCGGCGGTGGCCCGCGAACAAGAATCCGACGCCCCCGACCTTTCGGACTTCGTACAGAACTACATCGAGGCCTTTATCAAGCGCAAGGGCGGCTCCTTTGCCGGCCAAATGCGCCAGCTGATCGAGAGCATCGACCCCGACAAGCTGGCCGAAGCCATCGAGCAACGGCTGACTGAATGGGAAGAAGGCCGCGAGGACGGCAAGCGGAAGAACCAGGCCGAGAAAATTGCAAGTACCGAGGCCGTAAAACTCGGCGACGCGGTAGCCCGGACGGCCTTCGTGGCCCTCGGTGTGACCCGCCTCGCCTGGGTGGCCAATGCGGAAGCCTGCCCTCTCTGCGAAGAACTCGACGGGCAGATTGTCGGCGTGGAAGAAACCTTTGTCGAGGCATCGGAAGAAGTCGATCCCGGTGACGACAACATTGTGCCCCTGAAAGCCCGAGGCAACATCAATCACCCGCCCCTACACGGTGGCTGCGAGTGCATGCTGGCTGCGGCATGAGAAAGGCGACGACATGAAAGGCTTAATCGAGCGCAGAGAGTACCCCTTCGAGGTGCGCGCCGAGAGTGATGGCAAGCTGCGCGGTCTGGCTGCCGTCTTCAACCAGGAGGCCGTGATCGGCGGTTCTTTCCGGGAGGTCATCAAGCCCGGAGCCTTCACGAAGACGCTTCAAGAGCGAAGGGTTAAGGCTCTGTGGAATCACCAGACCATATACCCCATGGGCGATACGGAGCGCGGCACTCTTGTGCTGGAGCAGAGCACACGAGGCCTTGAGACCGAAATCGACCCACCGAAACAGGCGCCCTATTCGGGGTTTGTCGAGAACATCCAGCGGGGCGAGGTGGACTCTATGAGCTTCGGATTTGAAGTCATCAAGGAGAACATCCAGCGGGGCGAAGGCGACGAAATGATTCTACGGGAAATCACGGAGATTCGACTATTTGAAGTCAGCCCCGTGACCTTCCCCGCTTACGAAGGCACTGAAATCGAGGCACGGGCCACCCAGTTGGTGGACCATTGGAAAGCCTCGGGAAAGCTCGCCGACACGGTTGTCGAGGAGCAATTAGAAGACCGGGACAGCGACGAAGGTCGCACCACTCAGGACGCCGGGACCAGTGATCCCACTCCAGAGCCGGACGAACAGCGCAGAGGTATGTCCTACCGAAAAGCGAAGTTATTACTGAAGGAAAGGACCTTGCTATGAGCAGGCTCAAAAAACTGCAAGACACATACAATCGGGGGATCGCGGAGGCTCGCGCCATCGCTGATGTTGCCGAAAAAGAATCCCGGGACATGACGCCCGAGGAAGAACAGCGCTTTGACGCGTTTCTGGCGGAATCGGACAAGGCAGAAGAGAGCATCAAGCGCGAAGAGCGCCTTGGCGCCAAGGAGGCGGAAGCCAACGCGGTGGCTGACGAGTACCTTGACAGGAACTCGGAAGGCGAGTATCGCGAAGGGTATGGCGAGCGCGGACAAGCGGAACTTGAGCAACGGCTAGAGGAGGCTTGTACTAACTACCTCGCCTCTAATCAGGCGGTGGTTTCTGAGGAGCTTCGGCAGTACTCCGAAACTCGGGCAGCCCAGGCTGACAACTCCTCTAGTGGTGGCATCTTCCTGCCATCCCGAACGGTCGATGGCATCATCATGAACGTGGATAAGCGGGTTTTTATGCGCCAACACGCCACGGTGTTGCAGCTGACTGATGCCGCCAACCTTGGTGTGATCAGCCTAGACACAGACGCCAGTGACCCCACGCATGTCGGTGAAATTGAAACGCGTCCAGCTGGCACCGATCTCGCGTTTGGCAAGCGCGAACTGAATCCTCGCCATATGGGCGAAGAGTTCAAGATCAGTAAGACGCTTCTTCGCAAACACCCCAAGATCTGGAATTTTCTCCAGAAGCGTATCGCCTACCGCTTTGCTCATCAGCAGGAAGAAGACTTCATGACGGGCAACGGCGCAGGCAAGAGCCTTGGCGTATTTACTGCCAGCGACAACGGCATCCCAGCGAGTCGTGACATTAGTACGGGCAACACCACGACCGCCATCACGTATGACGGCGTTATCGAGTGTTACTTCAACCTGGAAGAAGAGTACATCAACGATGCTCGCTGGCTCTTCCACCGCCAAGCCAAGCGCCAACTGGCCCTACTGAAAGACGGTGAGGGGATTCCACTCTGGAGGCCTCGCGGCGGTAACGGCAACGACGAGCTTTACGGATTGCCTTGTGACTCCAGTCGCTTCGCGCCATCCACCTTCACCGCTGGTCAGTATGTCGGGATGCTGGCAGCTTGGGAGTACTACTACATCGCCGAGGCGCTGAGTATGACCATCCAGAAGCTGGTCGAGAAATATGCGAGCACCAACGAGATCGGATTTATGGCGAACGCCGAGATCGACGGCATGCCCGTGTTGGCGGAAGCGTTTAGTCGCATGAAGCTGGCGGCGGCCTAAGCAAGAGAAAGGGAAAGTCATGGACTTCCACGAATTGAGCAATATCGCAAAGATTGACAAGGTGAAGGGCGTAACGTCCGACGGAACCACAGCAATCGAGAGCGACAGTGTCGATATGCAGGACTACCGGGGGGTTCTCTTCCTGGTGGAGCTGGAAACCCCCGCGACGGACAACATCGTGAATATCGCGCAGAGCGCCAACGATTCTGATTTCGATGATATCGAAAACAGCGGAGTAGTTAGTGGTACCAGCGAAATCGTCTGGGTGGACCACTACGACCCCCGCGATCGCTACGTCCGATGCGAAGTGGCTCGCGGCACCAGTACGGTGGTTAGTCGAATTTGGGCCCTCCGCTATGGGGCTCGCAAGGGGCCGGCTGACAACAACATCAGTGGCACCATTATCGGTGAGCTCCACATCGGTGGTATTGAAGGCACCAAGTAACGAACTCCTGGGGCCACCACGCGTGGTGGCCCCAGGCTGGAAAGGATTTGTCTGTGCGACAGGTAATTATCAGAAAGCGATACACCGGCGTCCAGGGTAGCTTTCCCCCCAAGAGTAGGATGCGGATGGATGACAAAGAGGCTGCGCTGTGGGTCGAGCAAGGGCTTGCTGCTTACGCAGATGGCGGGTCTGTTCCCGCCGTCGCTGTGGAATCCCGCGAGACGGCAGAGGCTCGCGAGATTAAAGGGCGCCGCAAGGCGTCGAAAGGATGACAGGAATCATGGGCGTTAACGCAAAGGTCTACATGAAGCAGGGCGCAGATCAGCAGGTAATCGCAAGCGGGGGAGATCTGCTGATTGAGGCAGGCGGTACACTTTCCGCCGATGCGGGCGCTGTGACGCTGGAAAGTAACACAGGTGAGATTAACGCTATCGCCGGTCGTATCACAACGGAGGCGCTCTCGACGGCAGCGGGGGCGGCGGCCACGCTGACCATTACCAACAGCAAAGTGGCTGCAGGCGATATCATCCTCTTGACACGCCAGGGTGGTACCAGTGACGAGGGCACCGAAGTGATGCTGGCAACGGCGGGCGCTGGGTCATTTACTGTCCTGCTGGAGAATCGCCACGCGAGCGCGGCGTTTGATGGCACCTTCATTATCGGCTTCCTCGTGGTGAAGATGGTCTCCTGATGAACCTGTACAGCACACTCGACCAGGCCAAAACGGCACTCGGCATCACCACCACGGCGGATGATGCGGCGTTGCTGTTGCACCTGGAAGACGCGAGCCGTCACATCGATCGTCACTGTGGGCGCGTGTTCTTCACCGAAGACGCCACCCGCTACTTTGACGGGCGTTGTGGTCGTGTGCTGTACACCGATGACTTTCTGGCCCTCACCGAAGTAGCCACCGATAGCCAGCTCGACAACACCTTCGATGGCGAAGTGTGGACCGAAGACACGGACTACTCGCTGTGGCCTGATAACTCGTGGCCCAAGCAGGGGCTTGCCGAGATCGTCAATGGCCGGTACTCGTGGAACGGCTACGCACGCTACGTCAAGCTGACCGGCACGTGGGGTTATGGCGACGGACTGAGCGCGGACCCGTGGGAGGCCACGACCGTGACGGGAACGGTGGCCACCACGACCGGCACCACCCTGACCCTGAGCGCGGACGACATCATTGCCCCGGGGCACACCCTGAAGATAGGCACCGAGCAACTTTACGTCTCGGCGGTATCGACAGGCGTGGCTACCGTGAAGCGCGGCGTCAATGGCACCACGGCGGCAGCGCACTCCACGGCAGCCATCAGTACGGCGCAATACCCCGTGGATGTGACCCGCGCTGTGGCTCACGTGGCCATGGGGCTCCTGTCTCGGGCCCAACACGGCCCCTACAAAAGCGAGCGGATTGGCGACTATCAGTACACCCTCATGAGTGAGCAGGAGGAAAACAACTTCCTCGTACGGGCCTTGTCCGGATTGGTAAAGCCGCTATGACCATGCTCCTGAACAAGACATGCAGCACGAAACGGACGACGGAAGGTAAGAGCGGTTTCGGTGGCAACACACGGACCATGGCCGCGCACCTGAGCGGCGTTCGGTGTCGTCGTCAACAGATGGGCGGCGAAGAGACCAACGGACTCGGCGCGAGTGGGTACCCGATTACCCATCGCCTTTGGTGTGACTACGGCACCGACATCGTATCGAGCGATCAAGTGGTGCTCGACGGTGTGACCTACGAGGTGCTCGACGTGGACCCCGACATGGCAAGCGCCGGGCGATTCACGGTGATCATGATGCGGGAGGTGCGGTGATGGCTGTCTCCATCAAGACCAGTGTGGTGATGAAGAACAACAACACCAAGGCGGTGGTCTCTCGTATCAGCGGATTGACCACTAAGAAAATGGGGATCTTCGCCCAGGAGATCGCCCAGAAAGCACGGGACTACGCGCACCGGCAGAACTTCAAGGACAGCACGGGTGAACTCGCCAGCAAGATTGCTGCGCGTCGTGTGGGGCTGAAAACCTTTCGCATCGCAAGTAGCTCGGGCTACCTGTCGTATATCGAGCTTGGGACCCAGTACATCAAGGGCAAGCAGCCCGTGTTATGGCCTGCGTATCGATTCAGTAAGCGCCGTTTTCTTTCTCAAGGTAAATGGCTATGACCGATATCGAGACCATCACCTACCAGGTATTGACCCAGAGCGGCACGGCCCTGAACGGCCTCGTGGGGTCTCGTGTGGACTTTGCCGAGACGCCCGAGCGATTCCAGAACACCGAAGCGCGGCTCGTGTTTCGGCCGGAAGGTGGCGACGATTCGCTGTGGGGTTCCCCCGTGGCCGAGGCGAGCTTTCTGTTCGAGTGCTACGGCGGGAACGGTGAGGATCGCGGCTATGCAGGCTGCAAGGCCGTCTATGAGGCCCTTCGAGCGCTCTGGGTGGATGCGGCGAACGTGGCGGTTGATGATGGCGTTTTTATGAGCGGATTTATGGAACAGCGGGGCACCCCGGTGGTGCATCCCGAATTTGGTTTTCGTTACTACGTCGCCCGAATGGGTGGCCGATTCAGAGGAGCCTAAGCGATGGGCACAAACGCGAATGTAATCACGATTAAGCCACAAGGCATCTTCACCGCCGACGTGGCAACCGCCCTCCCGACGATTACCGGGACCAAGGGCAGCGCCATCACGATGACCGGCTGGGACGATCTCGGCTTCGTTGATGCCGAGGGAAGTGTCTCGATCACCTTCGGCAAGACGGTGCGCCTGGTGCGCCCCATGGGTTTCGAAGGGCCACTGAAGGGGATCGTCACGGAAAAGTCGGCCATGATCGAATTCAACGGTCTGGAAGAGACTGTCGAGGCGCTGGAACTGGCCCTCGGATTCGGCACCTTGGCGAGCAATGAAATCCCGGATGGCGGAACCGGCGAACTGGGCTATAAGGCGGTGGCTTTCGTCACCGACAACATCGTTTACCACTTCAAGAAGATGTCGAGCGCGGAAGACGTCAACAAGGTCGTGGATGATGCCGAGGAGGCGAAGATGCCCTTCAAACTCGGGGCCTTTGTCGAGGAAGCGGCCACGGCTGGCGAGCGGATGTGGAACATCCTTGAGCGGACGGCTGCGTAATGACTGAACCACGAACAGACGGCGAGATCATGGAGCGCGTAGTCCCGGGCGTTACGTCCATCACCCTGGGCGGCAAGGAATACCCCTTCCGCGAGATGGTCAACAAGCGCGCCCGGTCAATTCGTCGGGCTATTGCGGAGTACGACGTACAGCGTAAGCAGGTGCCTGGTGACTCCCCGGAACAGGCCGAGATTATGGACGTCATGCTCGACGCGATCATTTCGCAATGCAGCCCGGAAGTAGAAGCCGACTGGGAGCGAATCGAAGAGACGGCCACTGACGACGAACGCATGGCCGCGATGCTTGTGATCCACAAGGCGGTTGTCGCCCCTTTTGTGACTGTGGCGGACGCGCTGGGACCGACACAGGGGAACCGAAAGGCCCGGCGGACGTCGAAGAAGCCGTCACGGAAATCTACGACCTGATCTTGAGCCAGTACCCTGTGGGGCTGGCTGAACTGGAAGACGAGTGGACCCTCGGTATCACGATGCTGATGCTCCGCAAGATGACCAAGCGCCTTGAGGCAACGATGGGCAAGGCCAAGAAGAAAGACGGACCGAAGCCGATTACCGAAGCGGAATTGCTCAAGAGCGATTTCATGAAGGGCTGATGTGACTGCAAAAGCAGGCGACATAGTATTCGACATTACCGGCGACGATTCGAAGCTGCGTCAGACGCTCGGTAGTGCGGCCAACAACGCGATGCGTGCGGGTCAGGCTATCGGTGCGGCCATGACGGCGGCGGGCGCTGTGATCACGGGCTTTGCGGTTTCGAGCGTTCGGGACTACGCGGCAGTGGGTGACGAGATCCACAAGATGTCTAAGCGTACCGGCTTTTCTACCGAGAAGCTCAGCGAGTTGAGCCATGCCGCCGAATTGAGCGGGACGAATCTGGGAGCGGTGGAAAAGGCATCAAAGCGACTAGCCACGACCGTGTATGAAGCGGGACGGGGCACCGTGACGTATTCCGAGGCGCTTGGCGAGGTGGGTCTCACCTACGAGGATCTTGCCGGGCTGAAGCCAGAAGACCAGTTCATGCGCGTAGCGATGGCTATTGCGGACTTAGGCTCTGTTTCTGAGCAGTCCGCCGTTGCACAGAAGGTGTTTGGCCGGGCAGGGGCTGACTTGCTTCCAATGTTTGAAGGGGGGCGCGCAGGCATGGAGGAAATGGCGGCAGAGGCCCACCGGCTTGGCATTATCTTTAGCCAAGACGGGGCCAACTCGGCAGCCAAATACCAAGACACGATGCTTGGGCTACAGATGTCCCTTCGAAGCCTGAAATTCGACATCGCGGAGTCGCTCATCCCGACACTCACCGAACTAATGGCGAAGGTTACCGAAATCATGGTCACCTTTCGGCAGTGGCGCGACGAGAACGAACCCCTCGTCGATTCCATCATCAAGATGACCACTGTGGCAGGCGGAATAATGGTGGTGCTCGGGCCCCTGCTGGTGATGCTTCCCGGCATCGCGGTAGCCATCAAGGGGATTGCGGCGGCCTTTGTCTTTGTGGCTGCCACTGTCGGCGCGCCCGTGTCGGTAGTCGTGGCCGCGGTTGCTGCGCTTGGTGCGGCGGCCTACGGAATCTACAAGGAATGGGACTGGGTAAAGGGCCTCCTGATTGGCGTCTGGGAATCTATCGCGGCCGCCTTTGAGCTGATCTTTGCCCCGATTATCTACGCGTGGGAAAAGCTGCAAGGGATGGTGATGGACGCGAAGATCCAGGCGCAGCAGGCCCAGAGCCTCGTGGGTTCCGCCACCCAGGCGCAGTCCTCGGCACTCGTGGCCCCTGGTGGAACGTCGGCCGCCATGAGTCAGGCCCCCACGGGCGGCGGCGGTTTCCTCGGTGCGGGGAATATCACGATCAATGTCAATGGGGCTGGTGACCCCGGGGTCGTATCCCGAATGGTGGCCGATGCACTGCGCGGTGAGCTACGGGCGCGAGGGTTTGCGACGTGAGCGACAGCCTGACCTATAACAGCATCGACCTTGCCGATTACGGATTTGTGGTGGAGTCCAATGGTTTTGCGCTTGCTTCCCCGACACCCCGGGTGAATCGTCAGCCCCTCACCAACCGAGACGGCGAAGCGAGCCAGGGAGTTTCGTTCGATGCACGTGTCGGCACGGTGTCGGGCGTCATCACGGCGGCAAACCTGAGCGCACTCCAGACGGCCCGGCGCAACGTAGAGGCGGCCCTTGCTGCGGGACAGACGGGCGGCAAGGCCCTGACCTTCGACGCGGTGAGCGGGAAGCAGTGGACCGCCAAGGTTACCAGTATCGATTTCGGCAGCGAGACTGCCACCACGCTCGAAGTGGCGATCCAGTTCTACGCGGCCCAGCCATGGCCTATCGCTACGAGCGAGACCGAAGGCGATGACGAATCGGTCAGTCCGGGAGGGACCACGCTGTGAACATTGGCGGGACGCGGAAAACGGACGGGACCTACATCGTTAAGGCGAGCGGGGCCGACGCTACCTTTGTGCAGATTTACAACGCGGCCACGGGCGAAACCATCCTGTGGAATAACACCCTCAGCGATGGCGACTGGCTGCGGCTGAAGAGTGACGGGCAGACGGCCGAGGTGAGCGACGATAGCGGCTCCACATGGACGCCGAGCAATGGTGGTATGTCTGGCTTGGTGCCTCAACTGCAGGGCGGCATTGACAATGCAATCACGGTTACAGGTGTCACAGGCACCTGCGCCGTCAACTACTACGCGATGGGATAACGATGGCAACACGAAAGCTGAAACGAAACGCGGATCGGTGGTGGGCCATATCCAATGCGGCGATCAATGCCTCGGCCACTTCGCTTGTCCTTGCGTCGAGCGGCGCGGCTGGACTGACTGCCCCTTGCCTGATCCACCGGGAGGGCGCGACTGAAAAGATCCTCGTCACCGCCATCGCGACCGACACCCCTTCCAGTGGCCTTGACACCCTGACCATTGAGCGGGGGTATGGTGGCACCACGGCGGTGAGCCATGGCAGCGGTACGAAGTTTCTGCAATTCATTTACCGGGAAACGCTCAACGAGATGGCGACACAGTTGGAAGCGGCCAAGATGCTGATCGCGTGCGTCGTGGGGCGCGGCACCGGCATCCAGCGGAGCGCAGCCAAGACGGAATTGATGCCCAAGGCGCAAGACACGCCTGACATGACGATCAAGGTGCAGATTGGTGCGGCGATTATTGACGACGAACCGGCTGCCCTGCTCGATGAGGCCACGCTCACGTTTACGGCGCCCTCGACGAACCCCCGGATCGACGCCCTGCAAATGGACACCGACGGCGTAGTGACGGCTGTCACGGGCACCGAGGATGCAAGCCCCACCGCACCGGCTGTGTCGAGCGGGAGCCTCAAGCTGGGTGAGGTCTATCACACGACGGCCGAGACCAGCATTAAGGACGCTGACGACGCCACGAACGGATACATCACCACGACGGGACGGACCTATCTGTAATGCCCACCAATGCCCCGATAACTGGATTCTGTGGATCGTACCCATGCGGGATACAGCCGCTATGGCCTAAAGTCGCCAGTAGCGTCGAGGACTTTTTCGACACGCCTTACTGGGACCGACCGACCGAGCGGAATCCAGGCGGCGGGCAAGGTGGTGGCGCTCCGTTGGCCCTTGAGGCTCCCGGCTGGAACGGTGTCGGCCCTGACTACACCGAGGACCCTTCTGGCTGGACTGGCGAGAGCTACGGGTACTATATCGTCGCTCCCGGGACGGGGGGCGGTGGTGGTGAAATACGCCTGTTCCCTGCGCTGTTCGTTTTGCGGGAGAGCAAGGAGCGGCCCTATCGAATCGAGATCCACGACGCAGACGGCGAACGGCTGGCGGGTGTCGATGCCTGGCACGATGGAGAACTGCGCCTTGCTGTTGATGAAGCCAGTGAGGTGCGCTTTTCTGTGGCGGCGGATAACCCGGCAGCGGCCTACCTGGTGCGCCCTAACACCGTGACCGTCCGTGACCGCTTCGGATTCTATATTGACAGCTTCCAGATTCAGGAGACGGCAGGACGGCGAAACGGAGACGCGACCTACAAGGACGTGTTCTGTCAGTCGGCCATTGCTCAGCTGGGCGAGGAGCCTGTAATCCTTTATGAAGGTGCGGCCATGGGGGTTGGTGCCCACGTGCAGGCGCTGCTCGATCTCCAGGTGCGAGATAATCCGATTACCCTGGGCGACATCGACGAAGCGATCCTCGAACAGACCACCTACTTTCGCGTGCAGGATGCCACCATTCTGCGGGCACTGCTCCACATGCAAGGATTGCTCCCCAAGGCGGTGGCCGGCCACTTCTGGGTGGACGCCAATCGACGGCTGAACTGGAACGTGACCCTTGGCAACGCGGAACCCTACCCCTTACCCATCGGTGGCGGCCTCCAGGGCATCGAGCACACGACCGACTGGAGCCAACTGGTCAACCGCGTCTATTTTTACGGCGAAGGCGAGGACCCGGCCACCCGGCTCAAGCTCTCGGACGCGGAAGGGCAGGAGGAAGACTACATCGACGATGCCGACAGCATCGCGACCTACGGCCTGTCTCCACACATTCACATCGACCGGCGCTACCGCTATGCAGACAGCCTCGTTCAGGCCGCGAATCGTATCCTCGAAGACTTTGCCGAGCCACGCATCAACGTCACGATCAATGCGCTCGACTTAGCCAAGAGCGACGAATTCCCCGACGTGGACGATTTGCGCATTGGCGGTATCTATCGCGTGGTGGACCCTGATCAGAGCATCGATACCGAGGTCGAAGTGGTGGCGCTGACCATCGACCTGGCGAATCCGCTACCCGTGACGGTGGAACTCACGAATCAGGAAAAGCGACTCGGCGATCTGTTCGGCCTGCTGATTGATGCGCTCCACCAGCCCCTTGACGTAGACGGTGATCGATACCCGACAGTGACCCGGAATTATAGCGACTACGAGCCTCGCGCCGTGCGTCGTGGAGATACCCGGTGGAACACTGACGAGAATCGCCCAGAGATGTACGACGGGGATTCGTGGGAAGGCATGGGCGGCGGCATCTGGGTCACGGCGAATACATACGCGGCACTCCCCTCGGCGAGCGGACTGGACGAAACGACGCTCGGTCTTGTGCTGCTCGGGGATGATATCCAGCAGATTTACAAGATCAAGGATAACGCGTGGTTCCCGGTCGATTCCTTCTGGCAGGCCGAGACGAAGGCCGCGCTGCCGACTACGAACCTGTTCCCGAATTCGCGGGGCTGGGTCAATGCGGGTGACGACAAGGGCATGCTCTGTATCCCGAATCCAACCGGTACGGGCTGGGATGCCCTGAACTTCTTCGAGTGACGCAATGGGCTGGTCTATCTCCACATACGCAGGCACGCGGGCAACCGGCAGTCCCTCGAACTATCGGGTGGCCATGTTCGAGCTGTGCCGCGCCGTCAATGAGCGCGAGCAGGCTATCAACGACTCGCGCCTCTCGGCCACCTACACCCTGACGCAGTTCTACAAGGCCGATGGGACCTTGACGACGTTCCCGACTATGGCTGACTTGCTCGGGATGCGGTGCAGTGGGACGAACAACTACGCCTACCAGAACCTCGTCAAGATTCGAAACGCGATAGCCGGTGCCCCAGGGAATTTTGACGGGCTGGCTCCCCACTTCGTCGAGTCCTCCACAGGCGGCGTCGCCTACACAAGAGCGAGTCTGGCGGCGGCACTTGGTACCAGTCTGGAAGATGATCCTATCCGCGTGAACGAGGCGCGGTACTGGCAGGCGATGCAAGACGCGCTCGACCTACTGATCTATCTGCGCGGTGACGCGGGGGCCAGCCCCGACACCGCTGGCTATTCGCGCCACACCTCGATCCCCGCCCCTCCGACACCGAATCCCGAATACACCACAGCACAGGATTCGTGGGACAACCGGCGCAACCGCACAGTGACAGGGAGCGGCTCCGCTGGCGGAAGGGTCAGCATGGAAACCACCCTGGTGCGTATCATCGACGATCCAGGGCCACCAGCTACCACCAAGGACATCTACAACACCAAGCTTTATATTGATACTACCCTTGAGATGGATATCAGTCACATCCCCGCTGGTTTCGTGGTGACTGGTGGATCCTATCGCATCGATTGGGATTCTGAGGCCAGCGCGAATATCAACATGACTGTAGGCTCGGACACCTACACCGCGACAGCAGGGGGCTCGGGATGGGAGTTCTTCGAGTGGGGCGACGTCCGGGTCACGCGCGGCACATCACCCGTCACTGTGGGGCTCGGATTTACGGAGCCTTCACCCGTTCCCTTTTCCGGGCTCAGTCTCGATCCCGGTGACCCGGTGGGAACTGAAGACACCGGAGCTATCACCTATCGCATCACGGAAGCAGACGTCTACTACGACATTTCGTCGGAACTGACCGACCAAGCCTAGGAGCAAAGCATGAAAAGAACACTCGGAATTGTAACGGCGCTGGTGCTGGTCGTGATGTTCGCGGCCACGGCACAACGGCTGATCGAAAGCCTCGATGTGGGCGGGGGCTATGGTGACACGGGGGCCACTATTGAGGCGGACGGCACGATTGATGCGGACGGGACGATCACAATCGGAGCCTCTACGACGGCAGGATCGCGGTATGTCGATCTGATGTCTGCGAGTGGCCAGCGGCGTGGTATTCGGATGTTCGAAGGGTCCGATCTGCGCTGGGTGGTCCAGACCGACACGGACGACGATTTCAAGATTCTGCGCTATACCGGCTCGTCGTCGTTTCAGGATTACCCGTTTATTATTAGCTCAACTACCGGCGACGTCACTTTTACCGGCACGCTGAACGGGGACGGCTCGGGCCTGACAGGCGTCACGGCTGGTGGGGCCATCGACAAGGCCGACATCACGGGCAAGACGGAAGTGACCGGCGTCAGTGGTGACTACCTGCTGATGTCGGACACCTCAGACAGTGGCAACCTGAAGAAGGTAGATGTGGCTGACTTTCTCGGGGCTTTGTCGTCGGGCGACATTACCGGGAAGACTGAGGTCACAGCGGCCACAGGTGATTACATCATCGTCACGGACGCCTCGGACAGTGACGCGTTGAAAAAGGTAGACGCGGATGACTTTCTCGGCGGCTCCGGGACGGTTACAAGCGTTGCGGTGTCGGGTTCCGATGGGCTGGAAGTGGACAGCGGATCGCCTATCACGACGAGCGGAACTATTGCCCTTGGCGTGAACAAGGCCAGCATGCTGACCTTCCTAAACGTGGAGGATGGGGCGGACGTATCCCCGGTGGCCTCGGTCAATAGCCTGACAGGGGCGGTGGTACTGGACGCCGACGATCTGAGCGATTCGTCCACTACGAACAAGTTTGCCACGGCGGCACAGTTGGCGAAGGTGGACTACCTGACCGTGACCGGCGCGGTGGACCTTGACGCGCTCGACACGGCTTCCCATGCTGCGGTGACGCTGGCCGGGACGCCTGACTACTTGACGCTATCCACGCAGGCGATCACCCTTGGCCTGATCGACCTCGCGACGGACATCACCGGGAATCTGCCTGTCGCGAATCTCAACAGTGGGACCAGTGCCAGTGCCACAACCTTCTGGCGTGGCGATGGTACATGGGCCACTCCAGCAGGTAGCGGCGATGCACTCACCTCGAATGGGCTGGACCAGTTCGCGGCCACGACATCGGCAGAGCTTGCGGGCGTCATCTCTAACGAGACCGGCTCTGGGGCGCTGGTATTTGGTACATCGCCCACGCTGACGACCCCGGCACTTGGCACCCCTTCGGCCTTGACGCTGACCAACGCTACGGGACTGCCTACGGCGGGAATCGTCGATGAGGCGGTCACTAACGCCAAGCTAGCCGACATGGCTGCATCGACCATCAAGGGTAGCGTAGGGGGCGGCACACCGCAGGACCTGACGATCCTTCAGGTGATGACGATGCTCCAGACCCCGGTGGCGATTTCGAGTACATCGAACGCGACCGCGTGGGACTCGGACGACGGGGCTACTTTCGCCGACACATTGACCGAGAACACGACTGTAGCCGCTTCGAGTGGCACTCCTTTCGATGGGCAGCGTGTGACGTTCCGATTCCGTCAAGCGGCTGGCCCGTACACCGTGAGCTGGAACGCGCAGTTCTCGGCGGGTGAGACGTTCAGCGACACGATCCCGGCTGTCTCTACGACGTCGGGCGATGAGGACTACTACGCGTGGATGTACAACGCAACCGATTCCAAATGGCAACTCTTGGCTCACACTCAACACTAAGGAACACCACAATGCGATTCTCGATTCTACTGCTCACCTTGGCCCTCGGGCTCCCCTCTTATGCTGACACCTTCAATCAGCGACTGACTGCGCTCCAGGGAGCCTCTAACGTGATCGGTGCCCACCAGGAGGGGAGCCTTGTGCCCCTGTTTGATGGCGGAGAAGGCGGGGTAACGGTCCACAGGGCGGAGGTCCAATACTGGGCCATCGACGGCGACACCATCAAGCCCCAGACTAAGGCGCTCGTTGTGGTCAATCAGGGGACCCAGAGCGAGGCGGCGTACTGGCTTGGCGGCATCCCTGAGCCATTACGAACTCCGCCCGTGGAGCTTTACATCACGGATCGGAACACCCCATTTACGGCGGCACAGGTGGAGACTTTCGCGAATGCAGCATGGGCTGATGCACTATCTCCGGGCTTTACGCCACGGCCGATTCGCGGGTTTTCGGTTCAGGCGGTAGATGGCTCCACCGTTGCTGTGTCGGGGCACTTCAACACGGCGGCTGGAACGTGGGAGCGGCAGGAGTGGTATATCCATCTGGTGGACGCGAACGGCTCGGTAGTGATCGGTAACAGCAATATCGAATTCGAGCGCAAGGGCAATACCGTGGAGGCCGCCCTATAATGAGGCGACTACTGCTCTCCCTGCTATTGCTGCTACCCTCTGCGGCGTTCTCTGCGACGCCGTTGTCCGGGTGGTCTCACGTCGTCCCGGTCACAACTGACGCCACCCTGATTGATGAGGCCACCCACGTTGTCCCGGTGTTTCTCAGTGAGGGTGACACCGCGTTCTGGACGGCGGTCAAATCGGATGGCTCAGATATCCGGGTCACTGAGGACGATGGTAGCACTATCCTGCCTCACTACCTTGTCTCGACGTTTACGGAGAGCGGCACGACTGGGACGGGGTGTCTCTTAGTCAACGCATCGTCGATCCTGTCGGCTGCGTCGGATGTGGAGTTTTGGATCCACGTCGGCAACGCCGGGGCATCGAGTACGTCAAGCGGTTCGGACGTATTCAGTGGGACGGACATCGAGGCGTTTTACTTGCCGGGCGTGACGACCACGGACATCACCGGCAATGGCTACGACTTAACTGCGGTCAATAGCCCGACGACAGCGGCGAGTGATTACGAGGGTATCACGGCGGCGGTTTATAACGGGACGTCACAGTATCACTATTTTACGGGGGCCATGCCTCTTGAGAATGCGCCTTTTACGCTAAATGCGCTTGCGTCGATAGACAATCTGACTGACAACGCAGCCGCCTTGTTTATAGGCGACAGCGGATCTGCTTCTAAAAACTTTGCAGAAATAATCTTTCGCGGCTCAAGTGGCGCAGGTGATCGGATCGCTCTCTACGTCTGGGGGGACAGTGGTGCGCTTTCTGCTGCGGAAACCACTGCCTCATTTTCGGCAAGCACGTGGACGATGCTGACCGGGACCCGCAGCGGGACCGGTGCAGCAGGCACGTCGATAGCCTACAAGGACGGCGGGGTGTCTGGTAGCGATGCGACAACCACTGTGGGCGCGGCATCCATGGATACAATATCCATTGGGGCGAAAAAAGACTCGGCGGCAGATACGTATCTTGACGGGGAGGTCGCCGTCGCTCGCGTTGATTCAGTCGTCCGTTCCGCCGACTACGTATCCACCGAAAAAAACGCATGGCATGACGCGGACTTTCTTACGTGGGCAGCGACCGAGGGCACGAGCGATACGGGCTGGCAACTCTTCACCTCTGCCTCGACCGTGACGCCGGGCAATACGACTTGGACCAACGCCTCAAACGCACTCACCGATGACAGCAACTACGCGTCTGCTGATATCCCGAACGGCGACACCAGCTACACGCTCAAGCTCACTGGGGCGGATTTGTCAGCCATCCCGAGTGACGCGACTATCGCTGGCTGGGAGTACAGGATTTCGTACACCGGCGAGGACGGCGGGACGGCGGAACTCTACGACCATACCGTCCAGCCCATAATCGCAGGCACACAGAGCGGCGATGACCAGTCGCGCGGGGCGTTGACGCAATGGACCGATAGTAGCGTACAGACGACTGACTTCGGGGACGAAACAGAGAAATACAGCCTGACCCCTACCGTCGCAAACATGAAGGACAGCGGCACGGGCCTAGCCATCCGTGTGCAATCGGACGGGGGCAGCACGGCGGAAGCGCGCATCTACACCGCATGGATCCGCGTGCACTGGACACCGGCTGGTAGTGGGCCAACAGCAGCCGACAAGGCGCGGGGATTCCTGGGGGTGGGCCCATGAGCTTTGGCGAGTACTGGGAGGAGATCGGCCTTACGCTCGGCGGTCTGAGCGCTGGCATCGCGGGGGCGTTGAAAATCAAAAAACCGGCATCACCGGGAAAGGATCCCGAGTTGGAGAAAATGAAGAGAGAACTGGCAGAGCAAAACGACAAACTCATCCGACTGGAGACGACGGTCGATAACTTCATCGCGGAAATCAGAGAGGACAAGAAGGAAGCCAGAGATCGAGACACCAAGATCTTTGACCGAATCGATAGTCTCTCCCGTGGTCTCGCGATGATGCAAGGACGGAAGCTATGAGCACACAGAAACTAATCGAACTATCGCGGTCGTGTGCGGCAAACATCTACGGCACGAAGGCACCATCGCCTCGATACGCCGACGCGGTGTCTCGGCTACTCATCGGGACGGCGGCCACGGAATCGTTCTTCATCCACCGCAGGCAACACCACTTCTCCATGGAATCGGACCGAGGCGCGTGGGGACTCTGGCAAACGGAACTCGGCTCGGTCATGGATGGCGTAAAGCAGCTCAGGAAGAACAAGGCGTTGCGGCGTCGTGCTGGGACGTGGCTCGCTCGCGGCGACGAGGACCTGACGGGCCTTCTGGCTGTGGGTCCACGCGCCGTCCTCCGGGTTATCCACGGAGATGATGCGCTGGCTGTCTTGTTTGCCCGGCTCCACTACTTTCGTAGGCCTGAGCCGATCCCGATGTCGCTGGAAGACCAAGCGAAGTACTACAAGGAGCACTACAACACTCACCTGGGGGCTGGCTCTCCGGAGAAGTATATCGAGGATTGGAATCGGCTGGTGGAGCCACTACTGTGAAGCTCGCCAGGGACTGGCTGCTGGAACTGCTACTGATCACCGTGATCTTTGGCCTCGGCTTTGTGCTGGGGCTCTGGCTGTAAACCGCCCTTCGGGGCCAAGGAGAATGAAATGAAACCCATTACCCAATCGAATACCACCAAGACTGTGGCCCTGGCTGGCGGTGGCGTCATCGGGACGGTAGCCACTGCGCTGACCATTGCGCGACAAGTGGCCCCGGAGCTAATCACCTGGGGCCCCGCTGGCGACGTCGCGATTCAGACGGTTATCGGGTCGGTGGTCATCCCCTTGATCTCACGATTTATTGCCCGACGTCGCAAGCGCAAGCAGGTAGGCAAGCGATACTATGGTGCGCCCCTGATCCTCTGCCTGCTCTCCCTCGGGATGCTTGCTGGCTGTGCCACGACAACCTATCCCGATGGCCGGGTAGTGCAGTCTGTCGATCTCGACACGGCATGGACGGCTTACCAGCTGTATACGCAGGAGCGCGCTCGACTTGGCCGTGAAGGGGAGCGGGAAGACGCGGCGGCAGAACTTGAGCGGCAGGCCCGAATGGCGGAGCTGGAACGCTTGGCCGTCGAGACATGGAACGAGATCATGCGGAGATACCCCCCGCAAGAGTAGGTCGTGTCAGCGTGTCAGCAGGTGCGTCAGCAGGCCGTTTGTTCAGTGGATTTCTGCGCAGTGCCCGTGTCAGCAGCAATCGGGAACAGTCACGAAGGCCTCATAAACAAAGGACGAAATGAAAATATGGTAGCCCGTAGGGGATTAGCTTCTTTCGCTGCTTTTCTTGGGGTTTTCGGCCTGCTGACACGCGCTGACACGGGGGCTCTGTTTTTTCAGGTATCGAGCCACTCGGCCATTTTTGAGAGGTCCACATCGACATAGTAGCCAAGGGTCAACTCCACCGACTGGTGCCCCATGAGTTCTTTCAGGACGTTAGGTGGACACCCTTGCATCGCTCGGTGGCTCCCGAATGACTTGCGTAAGTCGCGAAAGCTGATCGGCTCACCATCCCACCTCGCTGACTTGTGGTAGTGGGCCAAGACCTTGACAAGGCGCTGATACTCCCACGGTCGGCCCTTGTGGTCGAGGAACACGTGTTCGAGCCTCTGGGGCGATTTGCGGCCCTTCTTCGTGTGCTCCAGTAGCTTGGTCATCCGCGCCCCGATGGGGTATAGCAGTCCGGCAGACGTCTTGAGCTGGTCCCGGTCAATAACGTCAGCGGTTTCGTCAACCTCACCCCACCGAAGATCGAGCACGTCGCCGATACGCCACCCAGTACAGGCGGTCCACGCGCAGACCTGCCAGACCTTGGGCCGCCATGATTCGAGCCCCGCCAGCCATGTCGCGACCACATCCGCCGGGTAGGCTTTAAATCGCTTCGACTTGGCTTTCTTCGGTACGTCCCACTTGATGGGTGGTAGCTCGTTGATTTCGCCCGCCTCTTCGCAGACAGCCAGCCATCGCCGAACGTGTAGCACTTGGTCACGGTTCGGCCCGGTACCGTTCGCTCGATCCTCTGCTCGTTGTAACTGCCACTCCTGGATGATGCGCGTGCTCAGTTGCTGGGCCCTTGCCACGTGACGACCGCGACAGTAGGCGATGAAGCTCCCCAGGGTGGCGGCGTAGTGCGTGATCGTCTTCTCTGAGCGGCCCAAGTACGGAAGGTGCGTCTGTAGGTACCACTCCGCGAGGTCGGCCAACTTCGCCCCAGGGTCCTCGTGTGGCTTCGGGCTCTCCCCATGCTTGCTGTCGTACTCCTCGATCAGGCCCGGTAATACCTCGCGCTTGAATAGCTCCAG